ATGGGCGAAAAAACCACCCCCGAGGTAGTCAAAAAAGGCGGAATTGAATGGCGGATATTCCCGGATAACCGGGGCAACTGGCGCGTTTACGCGCGGATAGGCGGCAAAGAGTACTCCGCCAACCGAAAGACGAGAGACGGAGTGCTGGACGCCATCCCCAAGCTGATGGCGAGCATGGGAAACACGGATCAACGCTTGGTGCTCAGCTTGCAGGAAGCACGCGACTTTCAGGAAGCCACGGAGCTGTTGAAGCCCTACAACACGTCGCTGGTAACCGCCGCCAAGATGTACGTCGAGCACGCGAAGCGCGGCGTCCGCCGCGTCAAGTTTCGCGACGCGTCCAAAGACTTTCAGAAGGAGAAGGAAGAATCTGGAATCTCCGACGACTACAAGAAGACGCTGAAAGGCCACCTCGCCAAATGGGAAGTCACCTTTGGCGAAACCGTCATCGAAGACCTTGAAGGCCAGCAGCTTGCCAACTGGCTTCGCGCTCGGCGCGTATCCGCGCGCAGCCGCAACAACAGCCGTAACGTGCTCGCCACGCTGTTGAGCTGGTGCGAGAGAAACGGGATGATCGCCCCCGGCAAATCGCCGATCGCGGCCGTCCCCATCTCCAAGACGGCAAGCCACAGGATTTCCCTGCTTTCGCCCGAGCAGCTCACGACGCTGCTGGACGCTTGCAAAGACGACCAGCACGCGCACCTCTTCTGCGCCCTCGCCTGCTTAACGGGAATCCGCACCGCCGAAATCGGTCGCCTGAGCTGGGAGGACGTCCAGCTGGACGCTGGCTTCATCGAAGTCCCCGCCGCAAAGGCGAAGACAGCCGCGCGCCGGCTGGTTCCCCTGGTGCCTCGCCTTCGCGCTATCCTCGCGCCGCTCGCCAAGGATGCCGCCGGCCTCATCCTGCCGAAGTATTCCACCTGCACCTACCTTCCTTTCTCTCTCATCGCCCGCAAACTGATTCCCGGCGGATGGCCCAGCAACGCTGGCCGCCACAGCTGGATCTCCTATCGCGTCGCCCTCACCGGCGACGTCGCCCGCACCGCCCTGGAGGCGGGAAATTCGCCAGCTAAGATCTTCAGCAATTACCGTTCCGTGAAGTTGCCGGACGGGCGGTTAATCACAGAAAATCTGGCGAAAGAGTGGTTCGGACTAGTTTAGCCTTGATCACTATGCAGCTCCAGAGGAGAGGCGCGCGAGGCAGGGACATTTATGGGGTCTTCTTATACATAAGTCTCTGATTATCAGGTTATTTGCGATGAGCTGTGAATAACATTTTATTTCACTGAGCCACACACACTTGCATCACAGCACTGAAATAATGGCTTGATGAACGCCAGAGCATGCGCGATCATTCACCGATCAATCGCGCAATCGGCGGCTCGGGACTGCAACCCGAGTGTCGGCAGGACCTACCGGCTTTAACGGGTGGCACCTGTTCCTCTGAGACTTCAGGCTTAGAGTCCGGCGCTAATCACGGATGTACTACGTGGAGATTATCACCGAATCGTCGTCTCAAATTGAAATTTCGGATGTAATTCGCCGTGCAGCACTTAAAAATGACGTATCCCCTAACTTGTTGGCATCGTTTATCTTACGTTCAATGGATGAGGAATTTGCTGATTCCTCCGCAGAAATTTTAAAAAAATCCCTTGATCTGCATCAGGACAGGTGTTAAACACCGTTATGCCAAATCAACGCAACCCTGACAAAGAAATGTTGGGGCTGTGGGTTTCCAAAAAGCTCAAGCGCCGCCTTGCAGCCATCGCCGCTAAAGCGGGCGTCAAAATTTCGGATGTGGCGAAACAAACCATCCTACTGGGATTGGACGCCCATGAAAATGAAGGGGTTGAACTTCCCCGCCTAGATGATCATGACGAAACCTGAAAAGACATTTCTTGGAGTAAGCGTGTCTCGCAACCTTAAGACTCGCATCACAAAGGTAACCGCAACGCAAAAGAAGCTTGGCCGCAAGGCCACCGTTTCTTCTGTTGCAGAAGCCGCCATGTCGCGCGGCTTGGACAGCCTCGCATTGCTTTCGGACGAAGAATTGACCTCTTTTTTTGCTCAGGGTGTTAAACACCGAGTGAAAAGCGGATTTCCTAACGCACCCGTCATTTCTGCTGCCTAAGGTGTTTAACACCGCGTCGAACCTTATGAAAACCGTACTCACTCCTGAACAGCGCCGAAACAAACGCCGCGCTCAATATCGCGAGCTTGCCGCCCAGCGCGCCAAGTCTCGGCCCACCTGGTCAACGGCCGACGTGCTAGCCCGCATTCCGGTCACCGTTTCCACTCTTGCCAACTGGCGCCGCAACGGAACGCTGAAAATCTTCCGCTACGTCGAGGGCCCGAGCGGCCGCAAGACGTACTTCTACTGCCCGGAAGAGATCGAGGCATTCATCGCGCGCAAGCCGTGATTGTTGCCATCGACCCGGAAATGACGTTGCCCGGTGCGCTTGCCCGGATTCGTCGCCTGGAAGATGTGATCGCAGTTATGCAGGCGCAGATGGCCGAAATGCGCGCCCTTCTCGGTGCTAAGTCGCACCACCTTATCAACCCCTGGGAGCGGGAGGATATCCCGAATCCCTCTGCACAAAAAAAGAGCCCTCACCGCTGCAACGGCGAAGGCTCCAACTGACTAACGAATGCAACAGCAGAATACAGCAACACTACCCGTTCCTGTCAATCACAGGAATTTGCGCGCCATCGTTGAGGATGGCGTGCGTCGGCATGCGACCGGTCCGCTGCGGGAGCGGGGGCCGGAGCGGATTTCGTTCGACCTTACTATTATGATGCCGGTCCGTGTGACGGGCGTGGTGGAGATATGGGAGGAGCGGGGCGTGCCGGACGGCCCTGGGTACGAGTGGCGGCTGAGTGAGGCCGATATGCATCCGGCTGGATCGGCACGGCCGCTGATGGTGCCGGCGGACTCCAATGATTTTGCGGAGATTGAGGGCAGCGACGAGCTGGGGGAGGAAATCGCGCAACGGGCGGCGAGGTGAAGTCATCCTCTCTTTGTGCGACAGCGTTTTGTCGTAACAAGAGAGGGAAGAAGAAAGGGAAGCTATGCAACAAGTGCGCTTTACGTATATGGCGCGCCAAGTATCCGCTGAAGGCTGCGTACTTTACGTTGAAGACTTCAGCCGTCAAACGCCGGATTGCGTTTTTGCTTACGCTTAAGGAGTTTGCGCAGGCCATTTACGGCACGGAGTACCTGGAGCGTAAGGGCTGGGACAGCAACGCGTTGCACATTGACCGTATCGACAACTCTCTCGGTTATCAGGCTGGCAATATCCGCGTGGTTACCGCGCATGAGAATTGCCGGAAGGGGAGGCTCTTTGAGCGAAGAGACTCCGTGTTGAAGTGTGAAATCATTGACGGGGCGGAGTGCCCTTATTGATATATGACTGACACTGCTTTTGATGTAGATCATTTCATCGCCAAGTTTGAGGCGATTCCGGCGGACAAGTGGATTGCCGGCAAGTTTGTGGATGGCGACGGCTGCGGCTGCGCCCTGGGGCATTGCGGCTTTCGCGACGCGAAGGAGTTCTCGCCGGCCGACTTTGTGACGGACGAGGGGCGGGCGCTGTTGAAGGTGTTGCCCGACGTCATCCTGATTAACGACGGCTGGCAAATCTACGCCGAGACGGGCGAGACGCCGCGCGATCGCGTGCTATCGGCACTGTACGACGTGAAGCTGGCGCAGAAGGCGGAAGCGGAAGTCGCGGCGTTTGACACGGAGGCGGGGCAGTGATGGCGACACCTTGTTTCGTCGCCGCCCCGATTCCGCCCATGCGCACCTTCTCCCGCGAAAGCTCGCCGGTCGCTGTTCATCGTGATGACGTGCCGGGCGCTGCGGCGGCGGCTCCCCGTCGCCGGCCGGCTGCGCGCCCGCCGATGGCAACGCCCCGCGCGTTGTACCTGGCGCTGAAGGAGATGCGCCGGCCGCACAAGCTGGATCTGACCGCCACGTATGCGGAGGGGCCGGGCTTTATCCGGCTGGCGCTGGGGCCGCTGGTTGCGGAGTTTCCGGCGACGGACGCCGGGCGGCTGGTCGAGCGACTGGCGGAGCGCCGGCGGTCGCAAGCCTGGCTACCGCAGGAAACGATGATTGCCGTGGCGTGCTCGCTTCCCGGCGCGTCGGCGGTCGGCCGCACGCGGGAGCTGCTGAAGTCCCTGAACCTGTGGATCGAAACGGAGCCGCCACGCGCCGAGGACATCATGACCGAGCAGGATAGCAACATTCAACATCGCAGCTAGTTACACACCATGGCTATTACACGAGGAGTTAAGCACGGGGCGCCGCAGCGCATCGTCATCTACGCGCCGCAAGGCTTTGGCAAGACGACGCTTGCCACCTGGTTTCCCGCGCCGGTGATCATTGACGCGGAGGACGGAAGCGGGCAGTTGGACGTCGCCCGCGTGGAGGTGAAGTGCTGGCTGGATATCGAGCGCGGTATTGCGGAAGCGATTGCGGCGCGCGAGTTTCGCACGCTGGTGCTGGATACGATTGACTGGGTGGAAGCCCGCCTGATCAAGCATATCCTTGCGGAGGAGAACGTTACGGCGCTTGCCAAGATCGGCAAAGGGTACGGCGAAGGCTACGGCGTGCTGTCCGACAAGATGACCAGCTTTCTCACCGTCACGCTGCAAAAGGCGCGCGATGCGGGAATGCACGTTGTGCTGCTGGCGCACACGCACCCCAAGCCGTACTCGCCGCCCGGCCAGCTGGCGTACGATCGGCACGCGCTGAAGCTGAGCAAGCACAGCAGTTCCATCGTGCAGGAGTGGGCCGACGCGGTGCTGTTTGGCGATTGGGATTTGTCGGTCGATAAGAAGGACGGCAAAGGCCAGGTGCGCAGCGGCACGGGCAAAACGCGCATGCTGTATACGGACCACGATCCGAGGCACGACGCGAAGAACCGGCACGGCCTGGCGCCGGTGCTTCCGTGGTGCTGGGAGTCGATTGCGCCGATCGTGGCGACTGCGCCAGCAGATGCGCAGCTTGTGCCCTCGGCCGCTGCCGTCGCGCCGACAATTGAAACGGAACATCCTGCCACCGCGCCCACCGCAACCTCCGCCCCGACGTCGGCTAATTCCGCTACGCAAAGTGTGCTTGAGCGGCTCGACGACGTGCTGGATCGCACCTGGCAGGAAGCCGGCGAGCGCTACTTGATCGGCACGGGCAAGCTTGCGGCTGGGCAGACGATGAAGGACTTGCCGTCCATTAAAGGCGGCGCCGACTACCTGCAGCTTGTCATCGCGAATCCCGCCGGCTTCAAAAAGCGCGTGAGCGCCTGGCATGACGCGCAAGCCGCGAAGGAGGACGCCCGTGGCTAAGCCGGCGGCGGATCCGCGCCCGCATCACCCGCTCTCACCGTCCAACTGGACGAAGTGGGTGAAATGCCCTGGCTTTGAGCGCCGGCGCGACGACGAGGACGAAGCCTCTCGCGCCCGGCTGGAGCGTGGTAACCGGGCGCACGCGATGTTTGAAGCCGCTCTGACCGGCGAGCCCGTAAAGGATACCGGCGAGGACGCGTGCGACTTGTGGGAGCAGGCCGAGTGGGCGGCGGGCGAAATTGCCCGTGTCGCCCCGCGCAACCTGCGCGTCGAGGTTCGGCTGGAAATGCCGCAGTACTTCGGCTACGCCGACGCCACGGCGGACGGCCACGTGTGGGATCTGAAAACCGGTTACTTTGACGACGGCTACCGCGCGCAGCTGGCCGGCTACGCCCTGGCCATCATGGACGCCGAGATGCGCGACGAGCTGACGCTGCACCTGCTCTACTCCGAGCACCAGCGCCATGAGGAATGGACGCTGACCTACGACGAAGCCGCCGCCATCGCCCGCGACGTACTGGCGGCACGCGCTGCGGCGGTGGAGAAGCGGGAAGGACTTGTCGCCGGCGACATTTGCGGCCGCTGCGCTCTGGCCGGAACCTGCCCGGCCCTGGCTACCGCCGCCGCGCCGGCGATCGAAGCCGCCGTGGAGCTGATTCCGGCGGAGGACCGCCCGCACGTGCCCGCCGGCCAGTTGACTTCCGAGAGCGTGACGAGCGATCCGCTCGCAGCCGGGCGGTTCCTCTTTGCCTTCAAAGCCATGGAGGACATTGCCGGCCGCGCGGAGGCATTCGTTCGCGCGGAGCTGATGGACGGCCGGCCCGTCCCCGGCTTTGAGCTGCAAAACGGCGCCTCCCCTTCCTACGTCCCGGCGGAGGAGGTAGTGCGCTGGGTTCCCTCAATAGGGCTGGAGCGCGTAGTCGCAGCCTACGGCGGAATGCCGGTTGCCAGCTTCAAGAAGCTCTACGCGCAAGTCTTTCCCGACAAAGAATTTCCGTCCGCAATCACCCATCAGGGCAAAGGCTACAAGCGCCTCTGCCGTGTCAAACCTCGCAAAAGCAAAAAGGCCAAAGCCCTTACGGCTTAGCCTGCAACGGTCCGCAAACGTCCGAACCAACCAACATACACAACCCAACATGCCCAGCTACTATTCAACAGGAGAAGCCGAGAACTTTAAGCCGCTGCAACCCGGCGAGTACGTGTTCATGATCACCGCCGCCGAGGAGCGTGATTTCAATGGTGTTCCTACCATACAAATGAAGCTTACCGAAGAGCACTCTAGCAGCAGAATCAACGACACGCTTCGGTTTACTGAGAACTCGATTTGGCGCATCGATCAGTTTCGCGCGGCCTGTGGTGAAATCCTGAAAAAAGACGAGCACGTCAGCATTTACCCTAGTCAGCTTATTGGCACGGTGCTGCGCGCTCGCACGAAGATTGGAAAGAACGGCTACGCCGAAGTGCAGGCGTTCCTCGTTCCGACCGATGACCAGCCTTTGCCGGACACCTGGCGTGGCATGCTCATCAATCGTGCCGGGACGTCGGCACCACCCGCCCGCCCGGCGGCGGCGCCCTCCGCCGGATACGCGCGCCAGAATGCCGGCGCGGCACCTGCGCCGTCGCGTCCTGCCCAGCAGTATCAGCGCCCGGCGTCCGCCGGAGCTGCCAGGCAGGAAGAAAGCTCGCCCTTCAACGACGGGGGCTTCTAACCATGGCGACCACCATCGCCACCGCCACGCCAGACGCCCCAAAGTTGGGGCGCTGGCACACCGTCGACGACGCCCACGGCTCGCCCCGCGTCCGCCCCTGGGACAAATGGAGTTGCGTACTCCCGACGCACGTCTGGTGCACGCTCTCCTTCTCCGACTGGATTCCGCGCGGCTACACTATAGAGTGGTCGCACTTCAACCCGGTCCGCGCCCGCTGGTGCAAGATGCGCATCGTCCGCCTGGAGGACAAGCCGCGCGAGTGGCACATGCAAATGTGGAGGGCGGAATAAAACGTGCCGTCGCCCCCCGCCGCCCCTCCGCTGCCAGCGCCGACGCTCCCCAACTCACCGGCCTGGCGCCTGACGCTGGAAGTCACAGCGCCAGTGCCCAGCCTCAACGCCCTGTTCGCCGCAAACCCGTGGGAGCGCGAGCGCATCAAGCGCGACGTCCAGCGGAGCGTGCTGGACGCCCTCTCGGCGGAACGCCAGGCGGTTGCCAGCGCTATCGCGTCCGCATCATCTCCTACCGCCGCCGCCTGCTCGACCAGGACAACGCTTGCGCCAAGTTCCATATCGACAGCCTTCGCTACGCTGGCCTGCTACCTGATGACGCGCCGGCCCTCTGCCGCATCGAACCGGTCGAGCAAATCCAAGTCGCCACACCGGCCGAGGAAAAAACCGTAATCGTGCTGGAAGAACTGTCATGATAGCCAAAACCGCCACCCCTTCCACCGCCACCGCCGCCAGTCCCGACGCCCGCCCGTGGGTAATTGAAGTCTCCCCCGGCCGCTGGATCGCCCGCAGCCACCGCTGCCTCGGCTTCTGCTCCACCCTGGCCGAAGCCCGTCTCTATCCGACCCGCGCAGGCGCCGAAACCGGCCTGCGCATGCGCCGCCGCAATTGGTCCATGCCCATGCGCGAGGCGCGAATTTGCCGCTTACATCCAATCCTGAAAGGTAAATTATGTACTCAATTCCAGAACAAAAGCCTGTAGACGCATACGCTAAGGACGGATACATCCACATTAGACAAAATGAGGAAAATGATTATCCTTCCATAATTAAGGTTCTTCCTCAGAACTACCCTATCTTGTTAAAGATGCTCGAAAGAGCCTATAATGATATTGGAACTGAAAACGAATATATTACTGAGGAAAAAGAAGGAGATCAGGAATGATCTATCGTGTTCGTGATTGGAACGACAATTTCGAGAATAATCGGACTCGCGATCTGAAACGACTCGAATGGCTTCCGGTGCCAAATAAACACGATGGAGACGGATATACAGAGCTGCTTGACCATCCTAATGGTCTTGCGCACTTTGGCGCTTGGGTGCTGATTCTGCAGGTCGCATCCAAGTGTCAGGAACGCGGCACCTTGTTGCGGGATTCCCGCACCGGTCTGCGCCATGATGCGGCACCGTACGATGCCGCCAGTTTGGCGCGCGTCACCCGAGCGCCACGCAAGATTTTTGAAGAAGCGTTGCCACGATTGATTTCGATCGGATGGCTGGAGGAAGTCCAGACATTAGCGGAGGGGGAAGCCCTCAGCGAAGGCGATGCAACATCTTCAACATCAAGCGATTGCGAACTTAAGTATTCCGATGTCGCACCCGCATGCGGCATTCCCGCACCTTCCTGCGACATTCCCGCACCCCGTGGCGGAAAAGTGTCTATGGAAGGGAATGGAATGGAAAGACAGAGAGAGTGTGGGGGCGCGAGTGCGCCTGCGCTACCGCGAACAGTCGAAGACGCGATTGCTGCCGCCGGAATTGCTGGCATACCTCGCGATTTCATCTCGACGGTCTGGCATCAGCACGAAGGCACAAGCTGGGTGGATGCCGTGGGGAGGCCCATCACCAATTGGCTCGCTTACGTGACGGCACGCTGGAGCAAGGAGCGAAGCGCAGTAGCGGAGCGAGCGGCTAATCGCAGCAATGGAAGAACCATCGGAATCGGCAGCCTGAAGCCGCAACACGCCCAGCCCAGCGAAGCACCGCCCGCCCCGAGCGCACCGCGTCGCAACAGGCAGGCATTCTGATGCCTTCAGAGCTCTTCCCCAAAGGACAGAAAGCCGTATTGCGCGGCGTTGCATGGGCTCCGGCCCAGCCGCGCTGATCCGCTAGGCCGCTCAGTCCACGGCGATCCACGCCAGTCCACGATTGTCCATTTTGTCCACGTTTCTTGTCCACGCACCCGCCCTGCTCAACTCCGCAACCATGACGACCACAACCACTTCCACCGCCGGCACCTTCCACGACGTTCCCCGCCGCTTCTGGCCCAGCCTCGCCCACCCGCGCATAGCCTGGCCCAGCCGCCCCTTGGCGCTGGTGCACGGCCCGACCGGCACCGGCAAGACGCACGAAGTCTGCAACGCCGTGTACGCCCGACTGCGCGCCGCCGGCGGACACGCCCACTACGTCACGCACGCCGGCCTCACTACCGCCGTGCTGCGCGCCATCGACTCCGGCGACGGCAAAGCGGCCGTCGTCGACAAGTACCAGGCCACTCCCGTGCTGGTGCTCGACGAGTTTGCCGCCACCGCCAAAGACATGGCCGATGCCAGCTACAGCACCGCCCGCGACATCATCTTCCACCGCACCGCCAACCTCCTCCCCACCTTCATCGTCACCAACTGCACACTCCTCTGGCTGCGCGAGCACCTCGACCCCGCCTTCTACGCCCGCCTTACCTGCGATCACCGCGACGAAAGCGAAGAGATCGAAATCGCCACCCCGCCCGCCGCACGCGGCTTCGGCCCCGCCTGGCAAGGCGACCGCCTGCCCGATCCCGACTGGATGCCCGGCTTGATGACGCTGCTCTCCGACGTTACGTGGAACGTCACGGGCGAACCTATGTCCATTCCCTTCATGGGTAAGTCCATGGCGTTCTCCGCTTCATACAGAGCAAAGATGCTTTGCGCAGGCGCATGGCAATGGCTGGAAGCCACAAAGCCGGCGCAGCTTTCCGTATTGCAAGAGCTCTATCTGTTGGAAGAATGCGAGTTTAATAAAATATTTATTGACGCGGCGTCCGCAACTACGAAGCGTCGTAGTTCATGCCCATCACTGATGACATCGCCAACTCAAAACACGCAAGCTATCAACACCATCCTGTCGACGATATAGAGCCCGAAGAGAAAGCGGAGAAGCCGGAAGAGAACAAGCGCTTTATCCAGGCGCTATCGCGCTTGCTGCATTACATCAATAGCCAAAGCGATCCGCGCCGCGCTGTTTACGAGATTTACTTTGCTATTGGAAAAGATGTCGCGCTTGGCCTTACGGAAGTGGATATGGCGAAGCGCTATGGCATTAGCAAGCAGGCGTTCAGCCACGGCGTTGTGCAGTGTCGGAAGGCGCTGGGATTGCCTTCGCTGCAACGTAGCGAGGCGGCGTGCAGGAAGTTCGCGTTGACTCACGAGCGCCAGCATGGCCCTCGCACCTGCCCCGTCGTCGCCGAAACCGTCGCAATCGCAGCCTAACGCCCTGATGCTACCGCACGTTGACGCCAGCATGATCGGCATCGACTTCCCGGAGTCGATTACGGAAGAGCAGTTTCGCGAGGTGGGATCGCTGATCGCTGGCGTGCAGCGGTCCCTGCCCTGGTATTGGGGCGACTGGCTCGCCTTCGCCTCGCAGTCCGCCACCCGCGCCGGCCGCAACGCGCGCATGCACATCGACGACGGCCCCGCCCTCTACCACCTGGCCGAGGAGTTGTCGCACCTGAGCTACCAGACGCTCCGCAACTACAAGTCCGTGTGCGAGGCCATCCCGTTGTACCGGCGAAAGTACAGCCTGAGCTTCACCCACCACCAGATCGTCGCCAACATCCCCGACCCCGCCGAGCAAGACAACTGGCTCGACGAAGCGGAGAAGAAGGGCTGGAGCGTCAGCGAGCTGCGCATGGCCATCCGCCTCGCCTACCGCACCGAGGAGCCCACCGAAGGCCGCGACGACGGCTCCCGCCGCTCGCAGATTTTGAGGGAGATGGAGAGCCTCGCCGGCCTACTGAAGAAGGAGCGGGTTGAGGATTTGCCGCCGGCCACGCAAGATGTTTGGATCGAGCAACTTAAGCCGATCGCAGCGACGTATGAGACGCTTTGCGAGCTGAAATCAGATTTTGTGCAGAAATAATTTTGTGCGATTTGCTCAAAATGCTGGCCATTCATGGAATGGGGAGCTACTCTAGAGGAGAAATTTTCTCCACATGCTCATTAACTTTCGTGTTAAAAATTTTCTCTCGTTTCGGGAGGAAGTTGAATTTACAGCTCTTGCCACAAAGGAGACAACCCATAGCAACAGGATCTTCAAGTCACAAAAATCTAAGGTACGAGTGCTTCCTATTTCAGCCTTCTTTGGCGGAAACGGTGCGGGCAAATCAAATCTTTTCAAAGCAGTTGCATTTGTTAAGCGGTTAATTATTCGAGGGACTTCAACTAACGACACCATAGATTGCCGGCCCTTTAAACTTGATAGGCATGCTCCGCTACGATCTTCGGAGTTTGGATTGGACCTTCTTATTGAAGATGAACTGTATCGCTATGAGTTTGCTGTACACGCATCCGTAATTACTAGAGAATCCCTCTTTTTAATAGGCAAGAAGAATTTAGAGATTTTCTCGCGTGGCTACTTAAATGACAAGCAAGTCTGGGGCCCTAATAACTTTACAAATTGTCATTTCTCAGATAAGGAAGTGGGTTATTTACTACTGAAATCGAAGGAAGACACATTTAATAATCAGTTGTTTCTAAATTCCATTCATGGTAGACCAGGGCCAATACCTGATTTATTCAAACGCATTGGCACATGGTTTTCAGATCGATTGGAACTTCTTAGCCCTCAAGGGGAATACGGACCATTAGTTCACTATTTGGACGAAGCTAAATCTTTTAGCGAGTTCTGCTCTCAAGCTCTGGATAGAGCCGGCACTGGGATTACGGAACTGAAGAGCGATCCAACAGACTTTAAAGACTTAGGCTTACCTGAAAAGCTCAAGGAAGAAATATTGAGCCACCTAGAAGTGGTACTTAAAGATGAGCCGAGCGCAGAGATTTTGGTAACCGGCCCCAGAAGCCGTTTTAAGATACGAAAATCTAAAGGAAAAGATGTTGAGGTTTTCAGATTGCGAGCAATCCACAAAAGTGAGAGTGATGAGAATGTGCCTTTTGAGATTGACGATGAGTCGGATGGCACGCTTAGGTTGCTAGAGCTGCTACCAGCATTTTTTGAACTTTCAGCGTCAAAATGCGATAAAGTTTTTTTTATAGATGAGCTCGATCGAAGTCTGCATACTCATTTAACGAAGGAGCTGTTAGCAACATTTTTGGAAACTAGAACCGAAATATCTTGCGCTCAACTTCTTTTTACAACTCACGATCCCTTTCTTATGGATCAAGAGATGCTTAGACGAGATGAGATTTGGTTTATTGATAAGGTACAAAATGGCGGCAGTGTTCTCACCGCATTAAGTGATTTCAAAGGAGTTAGACTAGATCTTGATGTTCGAAAAGCCTATTTAGAGGGCCGGTTTAGCGGCATTCCAAATATGCGACGTCTCCCAAGGAAGCAGGAGTTAATGGAGGCTCAAAAATGACTCGTCGAAGTGGTAATATTCGCAAGTCAGAGTTTATTCCTCAAAAAGAAATTCACATCATCGCAATGGAGGGGTGCGAAACCGAGTACATATATCTTGATGAGCTGAAGCAATATACTCGTGATAACGTTAAACTCGTACTGCTAAAAAACATCAACCATAAAACCAAACCTACGGATGTACTGAGCAAAATCACGACGTACTTCAAGCACCACGAGAGAGAAGAAAGCGATAAGGCTTGGATTCTAATTGATCGAGATGCTTGGACTGTAAAAGAGCTCAATAAAGTCTGTAAGGATGCAAAATTGCAAGATTGTAGGGTTTTGCTGACGAATCCTTGCGTTGAGCTTTGGTTTCATTATCACTTGGCTAACGAGCCTATAAATGATTTTTTTGACCGAGATGATTGCCAAGGTAAACTGTGTGCTATATTTCCGGGCTATACAAAGGCGAAATACAATGTTAAGCTTATACTAGATAAGACTCTAAGCAAGGTTGCAAAAGCTGTGCGAATAGCTAAGTCGACCGATCTTCCAGGTAGCAGCGTACAACCTTGGCCTCAGCGGCAAACAACAAGAGTTTATCTACTAATTCAGGAAGTGCTACAATTGCCAGAGGATGTCCGAGAAGTAAAAAATCGAACTCAAAAGGAAAGAGGTAAGCTTGCTGCACTTGAGCGCGGAAGAAAGGCTTTGGAGCAAGCAGGAAACGAGTCTATAGTGTAGCCTGATAAAATATATATCAGGTAAGGAATCTTTTCCTGTAGTCCTTTCCCGCTAGGGTAAAGCGACCCTCCCTGTTTTCGCGTGAGAGGTGTGTTTTTTCACTTCCCACAAAATAAAGGGGAGGGCCGGCGGGTTTTCGCTCGGTGGCGGCGGGATTGATGGGGTGGAAATGGGTGGGGAATTTCCCATGTTGACTTCCCACTTGCGGCATGAGTGCTGCTATCGATTTGGCGAAGTATGAGGAGGTGCCTGTGACGCTGGTTATTGGCGGACGGGCGGTGGAAATGTTGGTGTTGGCGCGGGCGGTTCCTCGGAAGGAGCCGGACTATATCTTTGATGCGGCCGGCAACGCCATTGGCCAGCGGGTTGAGGTGCTGGGGCCGGACGGGTTGCTGGAACGGATGACGGAAGTGCATTACTGCCAGGCGATTCCGGCGGCGGAGATTGCCAGGCGGCGGGCGGAGGCGGGGCGATGAGTGGCGGCGGCGAGGCGACCGCGAAGGCGCTGGCGGATGGGGTGCAGGTGTGGTGTCAGCATGAGAGGCTGATGGCGGTGGAGGAGTTGCGGGCAAATCCTCGCAATCCGAATACGCATCCGGCGTCGCAGATTGAGCTGCTGGCGCGCAATATTCAGCATTTTGGGTGGCGGCATCCTATTACGGTGTCGCGGCGGTCCGGGTGCATTGTGGCGGGGCATGGGCGGTTGATGGCGGCGCAGCATCTTGGGTTGAGGATTGTTCCTGTTGATACGCAGGACTTTGCGAGTGACAGCGACGAGTTGGCCGTGTTGGTGGCCGACAACCGGCTGGCGGAGATTTCCGTGGTCGACAGCGCGCAGCTTTCGCAGCTTGTTGGGGAGCTTCAGGCCGAGGGGGTTGACGCGATTCTGGCCGGCTTTGACGCGCCGGCGCTGGAGGATTTGCTTGCGGGCGTTGGCGGCGGGGACGAGGAGGGCGATGGGGATGGAGAGGACGACGCAGAGGGCAAAGACGAGTGTATCTCGGTGGGCGACATCAGGTTCCGCGTGCCTCACGATACGTTCGACTCCTGGCGGCAGGATCTTGTGCGGCAGGCGGGTGGCGACGAGGACGCGCTTCAGAATGCGGTGCGGCGGCGGCTTCGCATTTAGGCGCGTGGCTTCCCATTCGCGTTTCAGACGCGATTGATCTTTACACTTTATCGACTCATCTCACTATGAAAGAACTACTTGCAGAGGACGCGGAGAAGATTCTCGACGCCGACTTTGCCAACCTCATCAAGAAGGTGAAGGCCGGCAAGCCGCTTACCGTGGCGGAGCGGGCGCGCGTGGAGTCGCGGGCGGCGGGCAGCACGGACAGCACGGCATACGCGAAGAACGTTGTCGACCTGGCTGCGTTGCTGGGCGTGACTCGGCGCACTATCCATAGCTGGCGCAAGCTGCCTGGGGCGCCGCGTCCGCAGGCGAACGGCTCGTGGTCCATGGCGGATTGGCGCGAGTTTATCCGGGCGCATGGGCTCAAGGCGCGGGGCGCGGTCGGCGCCAGCGGCAACGAGGAGGCGCTGAAGGCGCGCAAGTTGCTGGCGGAAGTGGAGGATCGCGAGTTGCGCGTGGCCATCCGCCGCAGCGAGTACGTGCGGATTGCCGAGGTGCGGGCGGACTGGACAATGCGGATCGGCCGCGCGATTGCGGTGCTGCGCTCCAAGTTTGAGAACGAGCTACCGCCCGTGCTTTCCGGTCTGGACGCGGCCGGCATCCAGAAGCGTTGCCGCCTCGCTATCGACGAAGTGCTGAAGGCGCTGCATGAGGATCCGTCCGCCGCAGCGGCCGGCGCCAGCTCCGCCGCCACGGCTGCGCATCCCTCCGCAGCCTCCGCCCTCGCCGCCGCCTGATTGACTTCCGCGAGCCAACGGATGATCGCGACGACGCCGACGACGGGACAACGCGAAGCCCAGCATGGACAGCGATATGACACGCTCGGCCGCATCTGGCGCCAGGCGTGGCAGCCGCCGGACCGGCGCGCCATCCACGAGTGGGCGGAGGAGAACATCAAGGCCATCCCGTACTCGCCCAACCCCGGCGCGTTCCTGCTGGAGAACTCGCCGCACTTGCGGGAAGTCTTTGACGCCGTGCTGGATCCGTCCGTGCGGCTCGTCTCCATCTCCGCCGCTATTCAGTCCGCCAAGACGGTCGGCATGGAGATCGCAATATCGCACATCATCGCCAACGAGCCCGGCCCGGCGCTCTGGCTGTCGCAAACCGACGACGAGGCGAAGGACCAGAGCGAAGGGCGCCTGCAAAAGCTGTTTGACGCGTGCCCGGCCGTGGCGCGGCTGATGCCCACCGGCAAGGATCGGCACAAGCGGCGCAACTCCACCATTAACTTCCTCAACGGCATGACGTTGTGGATTCTCGGCGCCAACAACAAAACCAACCTGCAGCGCCGCTCCATCCGCTGGCTTATTGGCGACGAAACGTGGTGTTGGCCGCCCGGCCACATGGCGGAGGCCGAGGCGCGCGTGACCGCGTTCGGCTGGCTGGGCAAGTGCGTCTTTATGTCGCAGGGCGGCGAGGAAGACGACGACACCGACCGCAAGCACAAGACGACCGACCAGCGCGAGTGGACCTTCGCGTGCCCGGAGTGCGGCCACCGCCAGCCCTTCCGCTGGGAGAACGTGGAGTGGACGAAGGACTGCAAGGACGAAAACGAGCAGTACGACTTCCCTAAAATCATCGCGTCCAGCGCCTTACGTTGCGAGAACGCCGCGTGCAACGCCTACCTGGAGGACACCGACGCCATTCGCCGGCGCCTCGCCGCAACCGGCCGTTTCGTCGCGCAAAATCCCACCGCCGCGCGGGAGAACGTCGGCTTTCACTGGAACGCCCTGGCCACGATGAGCTGGGGCAAGCTGGCCGAGATGTACCTGCGCGCCAAAACCGCCGCGCGCAAGGGCGACACCACCGAGCTTAAGAAGTTCTACCAGAAGCGTTTAGCGCTGCCCTGGAAAGACTACCTCGAAGACTTCAAGATCGAAATCGTGCGCAGCGGCTACCGCATGGGCGAGCTGTGGGACGACGAAGCCGCCCTCGACCGCGCCGGCCGCATCATCGCCGCCCCGCTCCCGCCGCCGCCGCCGGCCGAGGGAGGCGCCGCCGCCGCGCCGCGCGTGCCGGTGCGCGTGCTCACCGTCGACGTGCAGATGGACCACTTCTATTGTGTGGTGCGCTCGTGGTCCGCCGCCGGCGCCTCGCGCAAGCTGTGGGCCGAGCGCCTCAACGTGTGGGAGGACATCGACCGCGTGCAAAAGCGCTTCGGCATCCACGCCGGCCTCGTGTTCGTCGACGCCAACTACAACTCCTTCGAAACCTACCGCCAATGCAGCCTGCGCGGCTGGACCGCCCTGATCGGCGACCCGCGCCCCACCTTCCCGCACCGCATCCCCGCCGGCAACGGCCAGGCCGCCCGCACCGTCGAGCGCTTCTACAGCTCCTGCAACCGCATCAGCGTCGAACGCCGCACCTGCCGCATGCACCGCTTCTCCAACCTCAACGTCAAAGACTGCCTCGCCAGACTGCGCCGAGGCGGCGCCTGGGAGATCCCCGACGACGCTCCGGAGGACTACGTGGCCTCGCTGGATTCCGAGTGGCGAGTGAAGGATAAGGGCAAGTGGATTTGGAAGCAGATTGGGAATAGGCCGAATCACTTCTTCGACTGCGAAGTTATGCAGACGGCGGCGGCGTTGATGATGAAGGTGGTGGGGAGCGAAATGGCAAATTAAGATTGATTGCGTTCACAATAATTGCTATTTGTTTCCCATGGAAACTTGGAATAAATCTCGTATCGATCAGATGATTCTCGACAAAGTCGAAGAGAACTTAAACCTCGACTACAAAGCGGCAAATGCATTAGATAGAGGTGAGTCCAAGAAAAAGGAGATCGTCAAAGATGTTTCATCGTTCGCAAACTCTGCCGGGGGTGTTATTATTTATGGCGTTTCGGAGAATCAAGATTCAGACAAGAGGCATTTTGCAGAACGCATTGATCCAGTCCAAAGGGAGCAATTCTCGAAGGAAGCATTAGATCAAGTTATTCAAACTATTCAACCGAGAATAAATGGTGTAAGAATTCATGTCGTTAGCATATCAGAAACTCAATGTTGTTATGTTGTCGATATTCCTAAGTCTGAAACTGCGCACATGGCGAGAGATGGTCGATATTATAAGAGGCATGAATTCACGGCGATAGCCATGGAGGAGTATGAGGTGCGCGACGTTTATAATAGACGAACTCACCCGAAAATTGAGGCATCTTTTCACATCTTCAGAGATAGCTTTAGGGGTAGAATTATATTCAAAATAAAAAACACTAGCAAAGTAATCGCAAAGAATGGTGTAATTATTTTAGAGGTTCCATCAACGCTAGTATCTCCCATTACGATCGATGGAGTTGATACTATTGTACATGATGATGACAATCGACATTATTGGTATCTAGAACTTCCATTCGAGAATCTTTATCCCGGTCTTGAGAAGACTTTGTTTCGAAATTTTGACTATGTGGAACGTATTAGTATTAATGGACCGAGAGGCGCTAACGTTGAATCACGAGAGTTTCTGAAAATTCAAATATTTGCCGACGAAATGCCGTTTATTTCAAAGGAAGTTCCTGTGTTAAACTTAACCTCCAGCTGGATTAATATATAGCGAGCAAGTCTGCAAATTGACTTGGTGAAAGTTCTATGCCAGCTCAAGGGCTCTTTTCTAACGGATTCACACTTACTGAGATTCTCCAAATCCAGCAGCAAGCCAAGAAGATGCTGCTGGAGGGCAAGACCGTGATGTCGTGGACGGACACTGGCACGACGACTACGAAGCAATTTCCGATGACGGTGCGGGAGGTGCTGGAGGAGTGTGCTTATGCGTTGCGCAAGTTGCAGCCGGCGGCGTATCCGTCTGCGCTGGTGGCGGCGTCGACGTCCGTATGCGGTTACCTCCCGAAATAGAATCGCCATCTACCGTTGTCGGTAGATGCTTCTCACCCGTTGTACTTGCGAAAGTACATCAGCTTCTCCCACCCGGCCCTTACCTTTTCCCTCCCTCTCATGACCTGGAAGCAAGCAATGCACTCGTGGTTTCCGACGTTTACGCCGCGTGCGTGGGGGTGGGGCTCAGCGTATGAGAGTGCGAATCACTCGGCGCGGCGGGGGCAGGTGCCGGGGGCGGGGCCGGGGGATGCTCGGCGCGACTTGACGCCGGGGGTGCGGTCGGAGCTGGTGCGGCGGTCGCGGTATCTGATGAAGAACTCCGGGTTTGCGCGGGAGCTGGTGGGAAGCATGGCGATTTACTCGGTGGGCGACGGATTGCGCGTGCAGGCGCAGTCGGGGGACGCGGGGTGGAACGCGCAGGCGGTGCGGTATTTCAAGCGGTGGTCGGCGCGGTGCGAGGTGACGCGTCGGTTTTCGTTTGAGGAGTGCCAGGCGTTGATTTGCCGGGGCATCGATACGGACGGCGAGTATTTTGTGCACAAGACGCGCGACGCGGCCGGGTTGCCGTCGCTGCAACTGCTTGAGGCGCATCGGATTGGCGGTAGCGGCTCGGTGCTGGGCGCGGCCGGAGTTGATGACGGCACCGTGGACGGCATCGGCTTTGATGAGCACGGCGCGCCGGCATTTTACCGCGTGGTGGAGGACGACGGGACGACGCGCGACTTGCCGGCGGAGAGCGTGATTCACGTGTTTGAGCCGGAGAGCGCCAGCGCGGTGCGCAACGCGCCGTCGCTTCAGCATAGCATCAATCACATCCTCGACGAGATGGAACTGCTTGCGCTGGAGAAACATGCGGTGAAGGATCATGCCGACAAGAGTTTCCTGCTCAAGACGCACCGCGAGCTGCTGAAGGAAGACGGCGACTTCTCCGTACCGCAAGCGGGCGGCGCCGGCGATCCAGGCGTGCCGAGCGATCCCTCTGCGCTGCAACGCATTACGGGCGGCAAGTGGATCTCGCTGCAACCGGAGGAGGACGCCACGCCGTTCGTCTCCGCCCGCCCGTCGCCCACCTTCACCGGCTTCCTGCGCCACATCCGCCAGGACGGCAGCATGGGCGTGCTGCCCTACGAGTTTGCCGCCGACACGCGCGAGATCACCGGCGCGGGCATCCGGCTTGTAGTGGCGAAGGCGGATCGGCGATTTTCATTCCGGCAAATGATTCTGATTCAACGGCTTATCAAGCAGGTGTGGGCGTATGTCATCGGCGACGCAATCGACGCCGGCGAGCTGGAGCCGGTGGAAGGCTGGCATCGCATCGCCTGCGTTTGCCCGCGCCGCGTGACGGTCGACGCCGGCCGCGAAGCCCAGCAAAACCGCGCCGACGTGGAAGTGGGGCTGAAGCCGATCTCCGACCACTACGAGGAGAACGGCGCCGACTTTGGCGAGGAGCTCGAGCGGCGCGGCGCCGACGCCCGCCTCATCCTCGACACGGCCGAAAAGTACCGCGTCCCGGTGGACATGCTGTGGCGTCCCTCGGGCGGCGGTGTCGACCTGGCGGCGATTGCCGAGGCGGCGGCGGGCGGCGCGGCCGGCGGCGGCGACTGATGACGCCCCGTTGACTCCGACGCCGATGCGTGAAGCACCGCGCCATCTTCGACCGTCAACCCTGGCTGATTACGCCGGAAGCGCTGCAAGCCATTGCGGCGTTTTCCGCCTGGGACGAATGGGACGAAGAGACGGCCGGCGATACGCAAGCGCCTCTGTACGAGGTAGTTGACGGCGTGGCTGTGTTCCCGATCGTCGGCGCCCTGGCGCGCACGGCGTCGTGGTGGGCGGACGCATCGATGGAGGACATCGGCGCCGCAGTAAAGGAAGCCGCCGGGCGGGCGGACGTACGCGCAATCCTGCTCGATATCGACTCGCCCGGCGGCACGGTTAACGGCACGCCAGAGCTGGCGCAAATCATCGCCGACGCCACGCGCCTCAAGTACGTCTACGCGTTCACGGCCGGGCAAATGTGCTCGGCGGCGTACTGGCTGGCCTCGCAATGCGACGCTATTTATATGACGCCCAGCGCGCGCGTCGGTTCCATCGGCGTCATCCTTTCCGTGCTCGATTGGTCGGAGATGTACAAGAGCTGGGGCATCCGCGTCGAAGTCTTTGCGGCCGGCAAGTACAAGAGCGCCGGCGCGCCCGGCACGTCCCTTACCGACGAGCAGCGCGCGCACCTGCAGGGCGATATCGACGAGATTGCCGCCGAGTTTGACGCGGCGGTGCTGGCGCGCGGCCGGCAAATTCCCGCCGAAGCGCTGGAAGGCCAGACGTTTTCCGGGCGCGGCGCTCAGGAACGCAACCTTGCTGTGGTGGTGAAGGATCGCGCCGAAGTGCTGGAGCGCCTGGGCGTGCTGGGCGCGCGACCGGCGATTGACTCGAACGCCAAGGCAATGACGATCGAAGCACAACTGAAGGCCGCAAACGATAAGCTTGCGGAAATTGCCGCGAAGGAAGCCGCCGAAGAGAAGGAAAAAGACGAGCCGGAAGAGAAAGACAAGGAAGCGGCCGAGGACGGCGAGGAGAAGAAAGATGGCGAAGACGGGGCCGACGAGGAGGACGACGAAGTGGACGCGAAGGCCAAGTCCAGGATTGCGGCACTTTCCAGCGAGAACGCGCTTCTCAAGTCGCAGGTCGCCGGCCTCTCCGACGTAAACGCCAAGCTCGTCGCCGCTTACAACAAGCTGGAGGCGAGGGACAAGGATCTTTCCGCCCGTGCCAATCGCGAAGCCGCCCGCATTGTCGCCGAGACCGGCACCAGCACGCCGGCGCGCGTCTCCGCCCGGAGCGTGGGAGGCCGGGACATCGAGGCGCTGCGCGCCGAGTTCAAGGCCATCAAGGATCCGAAGGCGCAGTCGGCTTTTCTGGCGCGGCTCACTCCGGACCAATTTGCCGCGCTGTAGCGCCAACTCTCCCGTCTCCATTCTGCAAGCAGCTTAATCCCAACCATTTGCCGGGTACTGATGATGTTCGCGCGATACGTGCGAAGTGGGTTCGATGCCCGCCCCGGCCCTTTTTTCCACTGACAGCTGACAGGCAAGCAAAGCCAGCCTAAACCATTATGCCCAATACACTTACCAATCTGCGCGACGTAAAGGTGGCGCAGCGGGCGCTGAAGGCGTTCGTCAAGAAGCTCGGCCCCGTGTCGCGCTTCTCCACCAACTTTTCGGCCGAGGCGGCGGAGCGCAACGCCACCGTTAACGTCCCGCTCATCGGCTCCGCGCCGGCCTCGCAAGACTTCGCCGGCGACTACCTGGTGAATATCGACCGCACCGCCGACGCGCGGACCGTGCCTCTCGACCGGCACAAGTTCCAGACGGTGCACATGACGGCGACCGAGTACAACTCGACGTCGGTCGATATCATGGGCGACCTGGTGGAAGCCGCCGTGCGCCGCCTGGCGGAGGACGTGTACGTCGACATCCTCGGCGTGGTGAAGGCCAGCGTTTACGGCACCGCGATTCCCGCGCTGGCCGCGTCCGCCATGACTTACGCCAAGATGGTCGACGTGCGCGCCGCGTGCAACGCCGATGCCGTGAAGATGCCCGAAGACGGGCGTGGACTGTGGATCGACGACACGTACTACTCGAACTTGCTGGTGGACGACGTGGTTGCCAAAAGCCCGGATGTCACGATCTCTGGCGGCACGGTGCGCGAGGCCAAGATCAAGCAGATTGCCGGCTTCGATGTTTTCCCGTCGATCGTCATCCCCGAGAACGGCGAAAAGCTCAAGGGCTTTGCGGCGGTTCCCTCGGCCATCGCCATCTGCAACCGCTACATGGTGCCGGTCGCGGACTATCAGGAAGCCGGCGCGGTTACCGACCCGGAAACCGGCCTGACGTTCGGCTACCTCCGCCACTCCGAGACGCGCAGCAACCGCGTATTCGTCACGGTCGAGTGCCTCTACGGCCGCACCCACGGCATTCCCGAAGGCCTGCTTCGTATCGTCCGGCCCTAAGACGGCCGCGCCGCCGGGCATCGCAGCGCAGTTCCGCCCGGCGGCGCTTTAACTTTTCGCCCCCGCCCCGCTCTCTCACTCCCGCCAGCGTCCCTCCCTACCTCTTTCCCCTTCCACCGCATGCCTCCCATCGCCCCTTTCGCTCTCAACGGCAGCACCGGCACCACGCTTTCGTGGCTCGCCCACCTTCCGCGCGACACTCGCCAGCGCCATCGCGCGCAGTATCTCAACGCCACGTCGGACCTCGCCGCGTCCGCCGTTACTTTCTACGGAGCCGGCGCGCCCGTGCTGGTGACGTCGGAGTCGGCGTCCGGGCAGGCGGTTGTCAACGTGCCCGGCACCGGCAACTTCGCCCCGTCGGATATCGTGCTTGTCTATGACGACAGCGCCAGGACGTTTTACCGCCACACCGTTTCTAGCGTGACTGCGGACACGGTAACTCTCAGCGCCAATCTTTCCGCCACGCTCGTCGCCGGCGACATGCTCATCAAGCGAGGCTCGGTGTTGGGCGCCATTCCTGTCGGCGCGACGACTAAGGAAGTGAACGCCAGTGGCTCCGGCTTTTTCTGCGGCGAAACCGGCCGTGCCCTGTGGGCGGAGCTGACCGGAACGTCTGCCTGCAAAATCAACGCTCTGGCCGGCGACTTTGTGCAGGGCGACTAACCTCCGACAACCCACACAATAGAGGGTGTCCACTTGAACCGACACCCTGTCACTCCTTCCGACGCCATGTTCTACCTCATCGTTTCCATCGTTACCCTCGCCGCCGGCGCCATCCTTTGGCAGCTTTACCGTGACGCCACACGCAATCATCGGCTCCACCCGACGCCGTTCGTCCCGACCTACTCGCCCCCGACCTACGTGCCGCGTTATGAATTCGACGTCGCGGACGTGCGGCGCGCCTGCGAGAGCAAGAACCGTAGGCGCCCGTGCCGTGGTGGCGACGACGATGCCGGCCCCGCCGCCGCCTCGACGTTTCCGTTCCCCGGCACGCCGCCGATCACGTTTGCCGTCCCGCACGTCTCGCCGGACGCACCGCAAGTTGTCACGCTCTCGCTTGCCGACTTGCCGGTGCACACGCATGGCGCCTCCCGCTACGCGTCGGAGCCCGCACACGCGCTGGGAGCGTGTAGCGGCTCCAGTGCTGGGGCGAGTGCGGGCAGTGGCGGCGGTGCGATGGAGGGGACGGCGGTGGCGTTGACCTCCGCACCGGAGCCCGATTTCCTCGCGTGTTCTACGGCCTACGATGGCTCGACCGCCTCGTGCGAGTCTTGCCAATAAGCGCCATGTCCCTTCGAGACGAAAAAGCAGCTGACCTCGCCGAAATCCTCACCGACATCGGCGAGGCTGTGCTGTATAAAGGGCAGCCGGTTTCCGCCCTGGTTACCACGCCGGCTATGGCGCTGGCGCTTGATATCGGCGGCATCGGCGAGGCATGCGATTTTGTGGTGAAGGTTGCCCGCACCGCCGTCGCATTTGATCCGCCGGCCATTGGCGACCGTATTGAATTTCAGGGCGACACGTTTCGCATCATCCGCATCGGCGATCGCGCGGGATACTCGGCCCTTGTGCTCTCCGTAAAGCTGCCGTTTGAGTAGAGACATCGCGTGTCCCTGGGACATTGATTGTCCCTCACTACAGCAGGGACATTGCATGTCTCTCATCATTTGCAAATGTCTGATTCCCTGGAATTTCGCCTCGACACTCGCGCTTTTGAGAAGGCCCTTTTGGCTCTCTATGGCGCGACGTGGCGCGATCTTTCCGAGCTGCTGAAGGAGATGGCGAAGGGCTTCATCAAGCAGGTGGTGCTTATCACGCCGCCGGGCGGCGGAGGGGTGACCGGTCCGGCGGCGCGCCGGCGCGGTGCGGCGCATGTGGCGACGGACGTGAACCGCGTGTTTCGGGAGTTGCGCCATGAGAAATGGCACTCGCCGGAGATAAAGAAGGCTATCCGCGAGCGCGACCTGGCGAGGCTGCGGGAGATCGTGCCGCACATTCCGGAATTTGCCGGCATGCAGGTGGAGCTGGAGCCGAATCCGGCCTACCACCGCGCCGCACGGAACTCGCGCGGCGTTGTACCGCAGGGCACGCGGCAGCGAGTGCTGGTGCTGGACGGCCTCAAGAAATACATCAAGGACGAGCAGGCGCGCGTCGGCAAGCTGGCGTCGGGCTGGAATGCGGCGGCGGAGAAGCTGGGAGTGAACCTGCCCGCCTGGGTAACGCGCCACGGCGCCGGGCGTGGCTCCATTGTGCTGGAGCTTCGAGAGCCGAGTCTGACCATCCGTATTACCAACGCCGTGCGTTACGCGCAGCACATCAGCGACTTACAGCGCCGCATCCAATGGGCCCTCGACCGCCAGGCATCCGGCACGGACAAGCGTGTCGCGAAGATCCTGGAAGCCGCCGCCCGCAAAGCATCCCTCAAAGCATAAGCATGACCACTCCCGCCCCTTCAGCCGACATTCTTTTCCAGTTCGAGGAGTACATCGAATCGTGCCTGAAAGCCGTGTTTCAGCAGCGCGGCTTCCCCAACGTCTACACGATGAGCACCGACCACGACACGCGCATGGTCGAGCCGCGCCTGTGCATCGCGGCCGTCGCGGCGGACTCCGAGCAGGAAGACAGCTTTCTCCACCCGGCCGGCATCGAGTACTACTCCACCGCCGCTGTCGACGTCGACCTGGTAACCGTCACCAGCCGGCGCAACCAGCCGCACCTGCGCAAAATCAAAGGCGAGATCCGCGAAATCATGCAGCGCGTCCCCTTCATCGCCCGCGCCAAGCCGGAGCTGTTGCCCTACCATAATATAGTGCGGTGCGTGAGCCAGAAGCCGACGCACGACGCCGATCCCGAGCTCGAACGCGACACGGTGATGATGCCGTATCAGCTGATTGTGCAGATTCGGCCGGAAGCCTGGCCGGCGCAGTTGCCGGCGTAGCCGCCGCATTGGTTGACTCCGGCCGGTGGGAAATGAGTTCTGTTTCCTTCAATTTTCCTGGCATCACGCTCGGCTCTCCGGCCGTTCCCAGCGGCGACGGCGTAAGCGGCAAGATCAATGTTGACCTCGCCCTGGCCACTTTCGGTTTTTCGGCTGGCGATGGTGTTGGCCAAATCAACCGGACGTTCCGCAAAACTTACTCTCTCACCGGCACAGCCTCCGAAGTCATCGACCTTTTCGACTTTGGCGGTGTAGAAGATGCGCTTGGCCGCACCTACGAGTTGGCGCTGGTCAAAGGCGTTGTCGTGCAGGTTCGCTCGACTGAACCCACGGCAACCATCGTGCTTGGCGCGGAAGGCAGCGCGGCTACGTGGCAGGGGATCAATGGCAGCGATACAGTGAAGATTGCCGACGTACAGGCCGGCGTGCCGTATCTCTGGTTTAACCGCTCCGGCAAGGCTGTCACTGCCAGCTCAGACCACTTGCTGAAGATCGCCGGCACTCACGCTTCAGCCGTCGTCAATGTCGACGTCCTTATTCTCGGCTCGCAGTAATTCACAACACTTTTAACTTTAGGGATTTACATCTATGGCACTTAAGAATGACGGCTCGCTGAACTATGGTTCCATGGTTCTCGAGTTTACCGGTCCGGCTGGCACCGCAAGCTATGTCGCTGATAATGTCAAAATCAACCGGCCCACGTTCAAAATCGAGTCTCGCGACCATCTCAACCGGCCGGACGGCAAGGTTGTCGACGATGACTTTGTGACCGGCACGGCCACCCTCAAGTGGGGCAACGCGCGTGCCCCGCAGAACGGCGACGAGACGACAATCGAGCTCGATTCCGCGATCGGCGAGGAGGTGTTTTATATTACCAACGTCGGCCTGCAGCTGGAGAAAGCCGGGTTGAAGATGGTCGAAGTTGCGATCGATAAGAAGTACAACACCTAAAGAATAGCAATGTCGTATCGTCTCTCCGATTCGGCTGGATATAAGGAAGCCGTCGCGCGCGAGCTGACTTTGCGCGAGACGGCTTTCCTGTGCGACGACCGCACCACGCTCGCCAACGGCATTCGCGTCCGTCTCTTCACGCCCATGCACATGTTGCGGGCGCTTTATGCGGAGTCGCCGTTCGTGCTGGGCGGGGAGGTGCGGGGCGAGGAGTTGCTGCAATTCCTGTGGATCATCCGCGACACGGCCGCGTGGGGCGACGGCGACGACGACCGCCAGCGCTTTATTGGCGCGCATCTCCATCTGTTGCAACCGCAGGCGTTTATGGAGGCGTTCAACGCTGTCCATCAATACCTGGAGGAAACCTTCATGGACCGCCCGCCGTCTGCCTCGGCCGATGCCAGTACCGCCGGCGAGCACACGGCCTTCTACTCCAACGTGGCGGAGCTGGTCGATATCTTCGGCCACCAGTACGGATGGACCGAGCGGTACGTTCTCGGCCTGCCGTACGTGCGGCTTTACCAGTATTTGCGATGCATCATTTCGCGCACGTCCCTTGAGGAGGTGAGCTTCATCAACCGGTTCTCCGACCTGGCGGCGGTGGCGTGGACCAACGCGCTCAACCAGCAACAGCAGGCGCAGCAGAGCCTGCCGGCCACGCCCGCGCCGCCGGCCCCGCAGCCTCAGCAGTAACTTTCACCGCGTCTTTCGCCTCCTATGTCCGCCATCTCCGCACTCCTCGGCCTCAACATTACCGACTTCAAAAAGGGCATCGCCCTGGCGAAGAACGAAGCCAAAGACCTCGGCTCTACCATCGAGAAGTCGATGCTCAACATGGCCGGCATCGGTGGGCTGGCGGAGATGGTCACCAGCGCATTTGAGCTGACCACGGAGCTGGGCAACGTTGCGCTAAAACTCAATGCCACCGGGCAGGGATTGTCCCAGCTGCGCGAGCTGGCGCGCCAAAACGGCATGGGCTTTGACGAGATGGGCGAAGGGCTGGAGGAGTTTGCCAGCAAGATTGCCGAGGCGGTTGCCGGCAACACAGACCTCCTCGACGTGTTTGCAAAGGTCGGCATCTCGCAAAAGGACCTGGCCAACATGAAGACGGACGAGATCTTCAAGCGGCTGAAGGCGTCCGCTATCGACACCACTGACGCCATGGCGCTGTTCGGCGAGAGCGGCATCAAGCTCTATCCCATCTTGCAAAGTTTGGAGAGCGCGCCAATGCCGAAAGGCATCGACCAGGAGTCAATCGACTCCGTGATGGAGCTGCAGCAGGGCTTCGCCCATCTCAGCGACACGATTTCCACCGGCCTGGCTGACGCGTTTGTGACGGTAAAGCCGTATGTCGCCACGTTCTTTCACGGCGTTAAGGGCTTTGCCGATCAGGCGGTAATTTCCATCACCACGCTTGGTATCGCGTTGTACGAGAGCATCTTCGGCACGTCGGAGCGGGCGGTGAAGGCGATGCAGGAAGGGCACAAGCTGCTGGAAGAGTCGCAGCGCAAGACGTCCGAAAGCATGTCGCGCGCCTGGAGCGGCGAGAAGTCGCCCGAGGAGAAGCAGGCGGCGAAAAAGAAGGAAGACGACAACAAGGCCCAGCGCGCCATGGCTGCCGAGGCTGCTGTTGCGAAGAAAAAGCAGGAGATTGCTGATAAGGAAGCAAAGGCGAAGGAGGATCTGCTTACCGATGAACAAAAGCTGGAAGCTATAGAGAAACGTCGCGCGGATGCGTATGATCAATACATGAAGGCTCGCGAAGCCGCCGGCGGCAAGGATACCGCGCAGACGCTATCCTATTACGAAAAGATGAAGCAGGCCGAGTGGGATGCGGACAAGATACGCACCAACGTAGCCAAAAAGCAGAAGGAAGCGCAGGACAAAAAGCAGGAAGAATTCCTGAAAGGACTGGAACGCGTTGAACAGAAAGAGCGCGACATTGCGGAGCAGGAGCGCCAGGCGGAGCTCGACAAGATGTCGGCTGCGGATGCCCTGAAGGCCATGCAGGTGGAGTTCAACCAGCTGATTGCCGAGGAGAACGCCCTGCGCGGCGCCGGCAACGATCAGGAAATCGCCGCCATGGAAAAGCGCGTGGAGATGGAAGCCCGGATCTCGGAGCAAATGCGCAAAGTGCAGGAGGAAGAGAAGGAGCACATGGAGAAGATTGCGAAGGCAAGCGAGGACGTTGCCAAACAGAAAAAGGCAATAGCCGAGGAAGGCAGGATGACCTACAGCGCGCAGGACATTGCCAATAGCGGCGGGCAAGCCGGCTTTGAAGCAAAGCGCATGCTTAAATATGAAGCCGAGGCGCGCAATAATGTAGGTACGCAGTTTGGTGCGCGGGCGGCGGAGCGAGCGCGGGCGCTACGTCAAAAGCTGATGGATAAAGGACTTATTGATGATCCTAAACGCGCCATGAAGGAAGCCCTGGAGAAGTCCGAAAAGGAGCTCGCCACGATCGCCGCCAACACGGCCGGCATGTTCGCCGTAAAGCCGGGCGGCGGAGCCGGCAAGGCAAGCGCCGGGCGCGGCGCAGCGGCGGGGCTGATGGGGTGACGCGGCGGTCGGCGCGCACCCGCTCCTCAGCCGGCCGAGCGTTGGCGGCGATTGACTTCCGCCCCACAGCGTCATGCCGCGATACGATGGAGACTTCACCCAACCCCGGCCGCAGGGGATGCTGCTCACGGAATATCCCTTCGAGGATTATCCCGAGGCGACGATTATTCGGCAGATTTACCTGCAGCGATTCGATTCGTACGTGCGCCCCGGCTTCACCAGCACGCACCCGACGCGAACGGACCACTACTTTTGCAGCGACTCCCCGCTGGAGGACGCCGGCCTTGGCGTCGGCCGCTTCACCCGCACCTGGGCGAAGATTCCGCCGCAGCGCATTGAATACGGCAAGAAAATCTGGCAACTGCCTGAGGCGGTGGGCGGCGGCTCGCAGCGGCCGGAGCGCACCAACTGGCAGAACGTGACGTGGGAGAGCAATCCGACCGCCTCGACCACTCGCTTTACGCCGGCCGGCGACTTCCTGCCCGGCGATCAGGTTGTCATCGGCACCAAGCGCTTCCGCGCGTTCGCGTCGAGCTGGAACATCGGCAACGGCCTGCCCACGGTGGGAAATGCGCTGTTCTATCCGCCGGACGAGGGCAAAGGCTGCACGGTTACCGCCGTTGCGGACGGTATGATTACTGTCGACGCTTTGTTTGAAGGCCCCCAGTACGTCGGACAGCCGTCGCTATCGATAAAACGCGCCAGTACCAGCAAAACGCGTATCTCACCGATTGTAGCAAGTCGCACTATTTATGACTACTTCCTTCTGAACATAAGCCCGGGAATTACCACGCCGGATGACATTGAAAAGGAAGACGCGTTTGATCCTTCGTTAGAGTTTATGCGGAACGGACAGTTCGACGTAGCCGGATTCTATAATCTTGTTCTGCTTGGCAACTACATCAACGCCGAAGTCGATACGGTGGAGCGCTGGATGGGGCAAATCTATGAACGCATCCGCATTCAGGTAAAGCCCGGAAACTACAAGCGCAATACATGAGCAAAGGCAATAAAGGCACTGGCGGTAAGATCAAGCGTTTTGTTGCCGGCGACACTGAGCGCACGCCTATGCATGAAGAGGCAATCAACGAAATCGTTGATGAACTCAACATGTGGCGCAACGCCAAAGTCATCAACGGCCGTGGCCAGTTTGTGTTTGCCAGCGATGAAGTGGCGCTTGATCTCAACCCCGACACCGAAGGCACCGAGGAAACGTCCACAGGCGAAGCCGGAACAGCGCCCGAGCCGCCGCCCGGCTACGAACATATCACCATTACCTATTGCCCAGGTGAAGGCATGGACCCTGTTACGCGTACGGTACTTGCATTGATTGAATAGACATCGCCATGCCCAACTATCTCATGCAGCCGGCATCTATGGTTCCAGAAGATTGGCCGTGCAAATGCGAATCAGTCTGCGCGTGCCCGCCGCACGTCTCTGGCGTCGGCTTCTTTGTGGAAACGGCCGACTCATTTCTTTCTTACAGCAGCTTCCTTACATATGTTCCTCCCGATCCGCCAACTGAAGAAGATCCCGGAGAATGTAACGCAGGAACGGGGCGGTATCATGATCACGTGGCCAATTTCGATACTGGCGACGAACAGTTCGCCATTCAACTGCGTTGCTGTAACGGTAGCGCTATATTGCGCGTTTCTTACTTTTATTTAGGCGATCATATCGTTGATTTTGAATCTCATGGCCATATTAGCGAAATAACAACGTCGTGCACATCGGAAAGCCTGGAGTTTGGAGTTCTCGGATCATCGCTTTACGTCCATATATACTGGTAATTTATGAATGGTGTTTGCGATACACTAACCTATTGCGCTATATGCATTCGCGGGGGGATACATCGCCGCACACTGCTTGAAACAAAAGGCATTGCTGAGCGTGATCGCGCAAGTTTTGATGTTTGCCCGAAGGGATACACACATGTTCGGCTTCCGTCTAAGGAAGCAAAGGCGTTTGCGAAAAAGATGATTCACTATAAAAATCGCAACTATCCGTGCTGCGATAAGCGACGCCAGATGGTTGACTCCGACCGCACGGCGTGAAGCTGTATATCGATCGCTCATCAGCGGAGCTGCTGACCACCGAAGTGCGCGTGAAGCTTGGCACGCGCATCCGCCTGGATGTCGTCTTTACCGAGGGCGGCCGGCCCGTCGCGCTGGAGGCCGGCGCAACGGGGCGCCTCGCCGCCAAGTCGGCATTCATCGACGCCACTTATTCGCTCGACGCGCCGACCTGGACGCCTGGCGCTTCTGCCGGCGCCTACACGTTTGCCGTAAACGTCGACGACGCAGGCCTCATCGCCCGGTTTACCGACCAGCCCGAGCTGGCTTTCATCGCGGAGATCGAGTGGCGCGAAGGCGGCTGTATCTACAAGACGCCGACTTTTCGGCTCATCGTCCAGAACCGCGTCATCACGGAGTAACGTCCGCTGCCGCCCGCTCCCATCATGCAAATTCACGTCGACAAAACCAACGCCCTCAACGTCGCGCCGAACCGGCTGGAAGCCAAACGCCAGGCGTGGCTTTTGCTGGACGTCGTGTTCCACGCCGGCGCCCCCGAGGCGCCCGTGCTGCTCGACCCTGGCGCGGCCGTTAAGCTCGGCGTCAAGGCGCGATTCGATACCGACCAATTCCTGGCGTTCTCGTCAACGCCCTCGATCGATACCGCCGGCATGCGTTACCGCTTCGCCCTCCCGCTCGACGGCGCCGAGCTGGGCGCACTCTTCGCCAGCGGGGTGCCTCACGTCGATACCCACCTGGAAGTACACGTCAACGAGCTGGGCACGCCCGTCAAAACCGGTCCAATCGCCCTCCGCATTCACAACGCCGTTATCCTCGGCTTCGAGAGCCACCCCACGCCTATCGACGTCATCCAAGGCCCGCAGGGCGAGCCCGGCCCGCCCGGTGCGGACGGGGAGGATGGCGCGCCCGGAGCCGCCGGCCCGGCCGGCCCGCAGGGCGAGCCCGGCCCGCCCGGTGCGGACGGGGAGGATGGCGCGCCCGGCGCCACCGGCCCGGCCGGTCCGCAAGGCGAACCCGGTCCGCCCGGCGCGGACGGGGAGGACGGAGCGCCCGGCGCCACCGGCCCGGCCGGCCCGCAAGGCGAACCCGGCCCGCCCGGCGCGGATGGGGAGGACGGCGCGCCCGGAGCCACCGGCCCGGCCGGCCCGCAAGGCGAACCCGGTCCGCCCGGCCCGCCCGGCCCGCCCGGTGCGGACGGGGAGGATGGTGCGCCCGGCGCCACCGGCCCGGCCGGTCCGCAGGGCGAGCCCGGTCCGCCCGGAGCGGACGGGGAGGACGGTGCGCCCGGCGCCACCGGCCCGGCTGGCGCGGATGCCACCGGCCAAACTGGCGACGTTCTAGCGACGATCCGCGCGACCGCGCCGGCCGGCTACGTCATGGCAAGCGGTCGCACCATCAGCGATGGAAGCGGCGGCGGAACGGAGCGAGCCCATGCGGATTGCGCAGCACTTTTTGCGCTGCTTTGGGCGGATTGGACCAACGCGACAGCGCCAATCTATTCAAGCGCGGGTGGTGCCAGCACGCGCGGCGCCTCCGCTAACGCTGACTGGATTGCCCATAAACGCATCTCGCTGCCAGACCTGCGCGGCCGCGTTCCCGTCGGCAAAGATGACATGGGCGGCGCGCCCGCCAATCGCATGACGGCGGGCGGCGCCGGCCTCACTGGCACAACGCTTGGTGCGGGCGGTGGCGCGCAAACGCATGTGCTTACGGTGGCGCAACTTGCCTCGCACCCGCACACCACGGGGCGAGTGGACCCCGGCGCAGGATTTGCCAGCGGCTCAACCTTTACGTGGACGGCCCCCGTAAACACAGGGAGCGCCGGCGGTGACCAGGCCCACACCAACACGCAACCTTCGCTTATCCTCAACTACATCATACGGTTATGACGTTTCGACAATCTGAAGGCATTGTCTGGATCGAGGATGTCGCCTACACGGAAGCCTCTGTGCGGCAACGCTACGACGTTTCGTTGCCCGCTGGTATGGTGCACCGTAGCTATGGAGTGATCGCGCCCGGCGTTGAGGAATGGAGCGATGGCCGCAATGCCTATCCGCAGGCCGCACCGTCGCTTCCATACGCCGACATCCTGGCGGATATCGCCCATTTCGAGCCGATTAACCCGCCTGAGCCCGAACCGCCCGAAGTCGACCCGATCGAGGAAGCGCGGTTGGAAGCCATCCGCCTGGCGCGCGCCGCCGTAGCCGCCGCCGGCATAACCGTGGCCAGCGACGTCGGCCCGCTGCAGCTGTGGTGCAGAGGGGAAAGCGACTACCTGAACTACGGCGTGCTGCTGGGGCAATTGCGATCCGCCGCAGACCTCGAGCTGCCCGACCGCCCTTATCGCATCAGCACCATGCAAGGCGGCGTCGATCTCCCCGACCGCGCGTCGCTGATTGTGGCGCTTACGCTCTACACCGAGCAGGCGCAACTGCTTTACGAAGCCATTATCTGACGTCCGACCAGTCGCAATCGGTTCGCCCGGTTGACTCCCTACCTTCGCTCATGCCTCCCAAGATTCCCGAATCCAACATCTTCCTCCGCGTGCTCGACCGCTACGGCATGCCGGCTGCCTTCCTGGCCGTCACGCTTTTCGCACTCCACCTGGTCTACGGCGACGTCCGTGCGCAGAACGAGCGAGTACTCGCCGCGTTTGTCCGCCAGGCTGAGGTAAGCCAAAAGGTTGCCGCCTCACTCGACGCACTCACCGCCGAGATCCGGGGACGGAAATGATCCGCGCCGCCGTGGTTGCCGTGCTCATCGCCTGCCTTTGTTCCTCATGCGCCACCCTTTCGGAAGCCGAGCGTCGGCGCGTTCGTGCCATCGCGATCGAAGCGGCTGGCGTTGCCGTGCGAGTTGCAGCTGCTGCGGCGGCGGGCGCGGTGCTTTCTCGCTGACGAGGGCATGCCCTGGCGATGCGGAGCGATTCGCCGCGATACGGAGCGCATCAAAGATTATCGATGTGAATAAGTAAGATATCCAACCTTTCTTTGACTCCACTCCGGTGGCATGACATTGCCATCTCCGTTTTGGGGCGACACCACAACCACGCTTTATCAAGGCGACTCGCTCCGCATCCTGCAAGCCCTTCCCACCGCCAGCGTCGACGCCGTGGTGACCGACCCGCCGTACAGCTCCGGCGGCATGACGATGAGCGCCCGCCAGGCGCCAACCTCCAGCAAGTACGTGCTGACCGGCACCAAAGTGCAGCGCCCGGAGTTTTGCGGCGACAACCGCGACCAGCGCAGCTTTACCCTGTGGGCAAGCCTGTGGCTGGCCGAGTGCCTGCGCGTCACGCGCCCCGGCGGCGTGCTGCTCTCGTTCATCGACTGGCGCCAGCTGCCGAGCATGACCGACGCCGTACAGGTGGGCGGCTGGATCTGGCGCGGCATCGTGCCCTGGGACAAAACCGAAGGAGTGCGCCCGCAAATGGGCTTTTTCCGCGCGCAGTGCGAATACGTCCTCACCGCCAGCAACGGCCCCATGGGCGACCAGGCCCGCACCCGCCGCGTCTGCATGCCCGGCTGCTTCCGCGAAAGCGTGCACTCCCGCGAAAAGCTGCACATCACCGGCAAGCCCGTCGAGCTGATGAAACGCCTGCTCGACATCCTCCCGTCCGGCTCCACCGTGCTCGATCCCTTCGCCGGATCCGGCACCACTCTCGTCGCCGCCCGCGCCATGGGAATGCACAGCATCGGCGTCGAAATGAGCGACGAGTACGCCTCCATCGCCCGCGACCGGCTTGCCGGCACGGCCCCCACCACCGCAGCCGCAGCGCAAGTCTGACGTACCGCCGCAAGTACATCGCCGCTGGCGGAAAGCCGCCTTGCCATCGCATGTACCTACGTAGGTACAAGCGACGGCCCGCGAGGCAATTGACTCCGGCGCCGGTGCATGTTCATCAAAGCTCTCTCCTACGTCGGCAAAGCGGCCGCGTTTGTCGCCGGCCTGTCCGTCTACGCCGACGTCCTGCCCGCCAGGTACGCCGGTGCCGCCACCCTCGTCTTCATGGCCGCGTCCCTCGTCAAGGATACCGTCAACCGCGCCGGCGACATCGCCGACAACGGCAAGGAAGACGGCTCGTTTTCGGTGGATCAGGAGGTGAAGTAATGGGCGACCTTACGATTCCCATCAACCCGGATCTAACCGTCGATTCCCGCGTGATCGCGCAGCATTGCGATGTCGACCACCGCAGCGCGTACCGCCTGCTGACCGAGCACAAGGCCCTCATCGAAAGCCAGTTAGGACTGGTGCGATTTGAAATCGCATCAGTGAAACGCGAGGGCGAGCGAGGAGAGAAACACGCCAAATTCGCGCTTCTCACCGAACCGCAAGCAACCGCCCTCATTACGCTTTTCCGCAACTCGGAGCCCGTGCTGCGCTTCAAGGTTGCGCTCTCCCGCGCCTTCCACCAGATGCGCGCCCGCCTGCAAGCCATGCAGCTCACGCGCACCGACTTCGCGCACATGGTTCTGGAACTGGATCGCGAGCTAAAGCAGGCGCAAAGCGTTCTCGACCAGATTCTTCCGCAGCACGCCTACGGCTCGCTCACCAAAGCCGGCACGCCCCGCACGGGAATCCGCCGCGCCGCATTCGTCGCCGCTCCCCACCGCCGCGCCGATGCCGCGCAAACCCATGCCACCCAACTATCTATGCAGCTGGAATCCAGCACCGAAAAGGAGAACGCCAAATGGATACGCTAACGCCCCGCCAACGCGACCTCACCGTGCGCGCCGCCCAAACCTACCTGCGCGGCCTCGGCGTCAACCTCGGCACCACCGGCCCCAACCGCGACGGCATCGACGGCGACCCCGGCCCCAAAACGCTCGCCGCCCTCGAAAGCTGGGGCGACCGCACCTTCCCCGTTGCCCCCACCAAACCGGCCGGCACCGACCTCACGCCCGCCATGCGCGCCTGGTACCGCAACCTGTGGGACACGATGCGCATCGGCACCGCCCCGGCCATCACCTCCGCCGTCGCCCGCATAACGCGCGGCCGTACCCAATACGCCGCCATCGAAGCGAAGACGGGAGTCCCCTGGCGCGTCGTCGGCATCCTCCACTACATGGAATGCAACTGCGACTTCGCCAAACACCTCCACAACGGCGACAGCCTCCGCGCCCGCACCGTCCAAGTCCCCAAAGGCCGCCCCCTCAAAGGCACCCCGCCCTTCACCTGGGAAGCCTCCGCCCTAGACGCCCTCGACCACGACGGCTTCCTGAACCAATCCGACTGGACCACTGAAGCCACCCTCTACCGCCTCGAAAAATACAACGGCTGGGGCTACTTCCGCCACACCAACATCCTCTCTCCGTACCTCTGGAGCATGAGCAACCACTATACGCGCGGCAAGTACGTGGCGGACGGGAAGTTTGATGCCAGCGCAATAAGTCAGCAAGTCGGCGCGGCTGTATTGCTTGCCGTGCTCGCCTCTTAG